CGGTGAACTGTATGCCATCGAGGCAGAGGTCCGGTGCTGTTCAGCAGAACAGCGTCTGGCGGCAAGAAAAGCCAGAGCCGCGCCACTGATGCAGTCACTGTATGACTGGATACAGCAACAGATGAAAACACTGTCGCGTCACTCAGATACGGCAAAAGCGTTCGCATACCTGCTGAAACAGTGGGATGCACTGAACGTGTACTGCAGTAATGGCTGGGTGGAAATCGACAACAACATCGCAGAGAACGCCTTACGGGGAGTGGCCGTAGGCCGGAAAAACTGGATGTTCGCGGGTTCCGACAGCGGTGGTGAACATGCGGCGGTGTTGTACTCGCTGATCGGCACATGCCGTCTGAACAATGTGGAGCCAGAAAAGTGGCTGCGTTACGTCATTGAACATATCCAGGACTGGCCGGCAAACCGGGTACGCGATCTGTTGCCCTGGAAAGTTGATCTGAGCTCTCAGTAAATATCAATACGGTTCTGACGAGTCGCTTACGCATATCCTTTGAAGTCGGGAACACTCCATCCCAGTTCTTGAGCGACACGACGTGCGAGAATCTCGGTGGGTCCTAACTCTATATTACTATCTCCAGATGGATCGCTAGATCCAGTAACATGATGAATAATCTCGTGAATCAGTCCTTCCTGCCACGATGGCATCTCATAAGAGTCAGTATCTGGCGCAACACTAAAACTGACATAAGGCTCTTCGTTATCGTTTTCTCCTGCTTCGCAAATGGGGAAAATTGGCTCTTGCCCGACATCATATTCATATAATTCGTTACAGGTTAGTGATTGAATATCATCAATTTTGACAGAAGATTCTTCGTTAAGCTCGTATTCGTTTCTGTATTTAATGCAACCAATGTGTACCTTCTCATTATGAATGCCATAGCTTACGGCATCACGAAATGTCTGTGATCGGCTCAAAGCATCAAGTACAGTGTTGCCGATCATATCGACTGTATGCTGATCGATAAGCCTGCTACGGCTGTCATGGACGGCGCGTATTACACTTTCGTATACGTTGCTTAAATCTGCTGCGGAAAGTGGTATTCGCTTACCTATATCCAAAACGTAATCCGCATAGGCATTTTCAGCACGATTAGGAGCAATGGGAGCAGAGTATCCTGCCGGGGCGGAAAAGTTGAAGTTGGACTGTAATGAGGGAATTTTCATGTTTATATCTAATACCCTGCAAATCATTTATTACAACAAAATAAACTATATCAAATTCATTTACCATGAACTGCATGTATACTGACTTGTGTTCATGATTATATTAGGGTGGTTAAACTCAATAAAGTCACAAAAATGATTATAATTATGTAATGGTGTAAAATTAAAATATTTCTTAACTCCTTTCCCCAAACCATCATAATATGGATGAGCATCTACTTTACTATGCATAAAAGAAAGTCCCTCAAGTAGAGCAGGATGATTACTACGGTTAACAATTATTGCACTATTTTCAATATTTACACTATCATTACGACGATCCACATGCATTGAAATTCCATCAGGAGCATATATTGTACCAAGCTTACCTGTAAGTATCATATCCATATCAAGATAGATACACCCCTCCCCGAATGAAATACCGTGATTCTTTGTATTATATGTGCACCTGAATATCTCTCCTGCTTTTAATAAGGCTAAATTTCTGAAGAAATCAAACCATGCATGATTTCTTTTCTTTGCATACATAGAAATCAAAGAATCCTGCGCCTTTGAAATTTCCCTCAGCTCTTTCTCTAACAGATTCAACAAGTATTCATCTCTTTTGTCTTCAGTTCGTAACCTTTGTTCACATATAATATCATGATAAATATCTGATAGTTTTCTGTCATACATACTGAAGTCAACATCTTCCCGATAGATTATCATTACATTTTCAAAATCTCGTTCCAATTTTGAAAAAGCAGTCTTTTGGTTGACTGAAAAATCGCCATCAACAAAAATACCTATCATACGATCACTCTCTATCCTTGCCGCATTTGTGACATTATCTAAATAGGGATGCTGCTTAGTATTAACTATTGGAACCTCATCTTTCTTATATCGTTCAGGATTAGGTTCAAACCACTGAAAAAGAATAGGCGTTTTTTCATCAATGACCTTTAACTCATATTCCTTTCCTGCAAAAGAAACCGTTTGACAGGGTGAACTCTGCACTATATTTACTGAGTTATGGAAAGTTGTCCTTATCGGTGAAAGCATTCGTCGTCCTGTTTATCCATATTTTCTTCACAACTAACTCTTTAATCTATTAATTATATTGGCATACTCAACCACAAAACCTCCAGCAGTTTTGCCATCTTTGCTTTCCTAACAAACATCCACCGGACATGACAACAAAAACCGGAGCCGGACTCCGGTTTTTGTGAACTCGTCGGCTATTTCATCCCGCCAATATTTCCCCGTCAGCACGACTGATTAGCGGCCTCTCCACTCACTGTATATGCTTTTTATCTGCATCCAGTACACCACCTGTGTTATTACCACATCCTTATACCCTGAACATCTGTAGCATTTCATATAAGCAACTGGCAGTTAACATATAGCTTGGGTAATATTTATTTCACTTATCCTTTATGACAAAGTTTCCTTTGGCTTGGTCATAAATACATTGTTCTGGACTTACAATCATTGATGACGTTATTGGTTCTCGTGTTAGCGGGTGCCTCCCACCGTCACGAACCAAATGAGAAAAAGAAACCGAATCAAATAAGGTACAAACCAAAGAATCTTCTGAATTTTTAACAAACACACCTTCTTCTGGCTTATCCAGTATAATTGGGCATCGAACCGCCTCGGATGGGCACTGAAGGCTCTGCGTATTAACCGAAAACTTATATTGTGATATTTTCCCCTCAATATCACCATGTGATTGTGTGTTACCTGAACCTGAAACCATTCTTAACATTATATCCCTGAGCGCTTCAGGACCACCATTAAGCCCTGTAAGTAATAATCCAGAAAGCAAACTGTTATTGCCCCCACTCGCCAGAAAGCGACCATCCGTTTCACTATATGTGATACTAACCGTCTGTCCGCCTACTGTAATTTCTCCACCACCACTGGCGGCCATTTGAGCACGAAGAACCTGCATTCCGGTGGAAAGTGAGGATGATTGAATACCTGAAACTAATGATGGCATGACAAAACTCCCTATTTAAATATTCATTCCAAACACAGGGAGTCATAACAAACATCACCATGGCATGACAACAAAAACCGGAGCCGGACTCCGGTTTTTTTGTGAACCCGTCGGCTATTTCATCCCGCCAATATTTTCCCACGTCCCGTCAGCACGCAGGATTTGCAGCGGTCTTACCACACACTGTATCTGCTTTTTATCTGCATCCAGTATCACCACCTGCGTGATTACCCTGGCCTGCTCCGGAATAATACCATTCTCATCTGACTCCAGGATGTCTGCCGGCCCCAGACGCAGTTGTGCTGTAAGTAACTCCCCGTGTTCACGGTCATCATGCTTTCCGTACCCGCACAGACGCTGCATAAGTTTTTTTAGTACGTTCATGTCATTCTCCTGTTCTGCCTGTATCACTGCCCACTTCATCCAGCCCCTTAACATCCTGCCACGGCCCGTCACCAAACCTGACCTGCAAATGCTGAAAAAAACCCTGAACCTGTGTGGCATCTTTGGGGTCAAGAAAGGTCAGTCCGGTGATGAGTGCGCCATCTGTACCCGGGAACCAGCCATTGCTGTTTGTCTCAATAATGCTCGCCGGCCCCAGACGAAAACGGATTTGTGTCTCCCCCGGGTCGCCCTTTGGTCCCTGAGGTCCGGTTGCCCCCACCGGGCCAGCCGCACCTGTTTCTCCTTTCGGTCCCTGTGGGCCTGCCGGACCTGCCGCACCGGTATCTCCCTTTGGACCCTGTGGACCTGCATTTCCCGTCAGACCGGTCTCTCCCCGCTCTCCCCTGTCGCCTTTCGGCCCCTGCGGGCCTGCCGGACCAGCATCACCTGCCGGTCCCCGCTCACCGGTTGCCCCGACAGGACCGGTGTCGCCACGCTCTCCTTTATCTCCCTTCGGCCCCTGAGGACCCGCGGGCCCCGGTTCTCCCTTTGGCCCGGGAGGTCCCACCACGGTGGGGATTCGGTTTACGGCGTCTTCCGCCGCTATCCTGCTTTGTTCCGCTGACTGTGCGCTTTCTGCTGACTCCCGGGCTTTTTCTGCTGCGGTCGTTGCATCCCTGGATGCATTACCGGCTGCACTTTCTGCCGTCTTTCTTGACAATTCAGCTTCTGCTGCACTTTGTGATGACTCACTGGCTTTTTGAGCGGCCGCAGAAGCCGAGGACGAGGACGCATCCTCTGACTGCTTTGCTGAGGCTGCACTTTCCGTCGCCTGCCGGGCTGACTCCGATGCATCCCCTGCAGAAGTCTCAGCATTTACTGCACTCTTTTCCGCCTGGCCGGCTGATATACCCGCATTCCTCGCTGACGTCTCTGCCTCTCCGGCATTCTTCTTCGCCTCCTCAGCGTGACGCGCTGCCTCTTCCACCATCAGTTCAAAACGTCGCAGTGCCTCCGGACGGGCATCATCCTCCGTCATGGCACCGAGAAAATCATTCAGCGTACCGGGTTGAGAATCTTCATACACGGTGATGGTCCCGGCATGTGACGGCGGGAATCCCTCCACCAACAGAATAACGCTGTACTGACCGTACTCAACGTCCATACTGTAACGCCCGGCTTCATCCGGATTTTCTGAGGCCAGCGTGTTCACCACCACCGTGGTACTGTTACGTTTTGCTTTCAGCTGGATTGTGCAGTTCTGTACCGGTTTTCCTGTGCCGTCTTTCAGTACACCTGAAATCTTTACTGCCATATTCACCTCACAAAAAAGCCCGCCTGAACCGGCGGACTGTCATAACACTGTGTTACCTGGCTAATCAGAATTTATAACCGACACCCACGATGAAACCGTCAGTGCGCCAGTCACCACTGCCGGAGCCTTCATAAGCAATATCAATGGCCACGGATTCGGTCGGGTTAAACTGCACGCCAGCCCCCCACGCCAGAGACGTGTTGCTGTGGCGACCGTCATCACTTCCGGTCAGCACATCGTGCGTTTTCCCCTTGTTGTCAGTTACGCGGAGATAATCCCCGGAGAAAGTCGACACACGGCTGTAAGCCACACCCGCCATCGCATACGCGCTGAACCATTCATTCACGCGTACAGACGGCCCCGCCATCACGCTGAACCAGCGGTTACGCACGGAATCTTCATGCCAGCGGGTATCGCTGTAACGGGTAAGCTGGCGATTCTTGTCTCCTGCATAGCTGAATGACGTCACCAGCCCCAGCGTGTCCGTAAATTCATAACGGTATTTCACGTTAATCCCGTTAAGATTATCGCTACCGGGAGCGTTCGTCCGGGCATGAAGATACCCCGCGCTCAGTGTGGACTGATGTTCAGACGCCCATGCAGGCGCACCGGATACGGACAGACAGATGGCTGCGGACAAAATGGCTGCACAAACTTTACGCATAATTACCTCTCGCTTTTCTGCAATAAAAAAGGCACCATTTCTGGTGCCCTTATATGGGTTATAACAATTTCAACGAATACTGATGCCGGAAGCGGCTTTTTTGGTCACAATCACCGTACAGTCGGTGATATTGCCTGCCCACTGATTGCCTTTCTGGAAAATCTTAAACTCCAGAGTGACGCTACCACCACCACTAGGCATATCAATAACTGCACTGTAACTACCGGGAATGGCCCCTTTAGTTTCTCTGGATGCGATTAATACACCGTTTTTGCGAACTTCAAAACCATAACCCGTGTAACTTGTACCTCCCGGGTTATTACCACTTCCCGGATAGCTATACGCTATTCCGTTAAAGATAATGGGCGGAATAATGATTTGACGGTCAAAGTTATGATCATCGCTGATGGTGACTGTAACCGTCCCGTTTGGTGTTTCCGTGTTACCCCATGTACCAGCCTGTTTCGGAAATGATTTGGATACAGCTTTAACGAAGTCACCTCTGACCTGAGTCGCCTCCAGCATGCCCTTAATCGTACAGTTTTCATTTACCGTGACATTGTTGAGCGTCCCGGCGTTCGCATTCACACTGCCACTGATATCCGCATTTTTAGCGGTCAGCTTTCCGTCTGATGTCAGGGAAAATACCGGAGGACTGCCACCGCTGGTAATTGTGGGAGCAATAAGGGTCTTAATCAGCGCTTCATTGATAAACGTCTGTCCCCCCTGCGTGACCAGTGCTGGAGTGGTGTTACCGTTCTCCGGATTAATGAACGCAATCCTGTCTGCCGCCAGCAGCACCTGACTCTGCATACCGTCAGGGGTATTCTCAATACCGGCACCGATACCCGCAATGTAAAGGCGACCATCCTGCATCTGCTGCAGTTTCACGGCCCACATACTGTTCAGGTTATTACTGGTGTCTGTCTGAACCTTTTGTATCTGCTGGATTGTTGCTTCCTGCTCGCCCAGTTTTTTGTCTGTCGTCGAGATGATTTCACTGCTTTTTTCATCCACATACTGACGAACCTGCGCAATCTGGCGTGCATTCTCCTCATTACTCTGACTGACCGTTTGCGTGAGTTCGCTACTGACGTTGTCCACTTTCTGACTCACCTGGGATATGGCCAGTGACTGCTCATCATTTTTTTTAGCAACCAGCTGCGTGAGGCTGTTTTCAGTTTCCCCGATTTTTTGGGTCACCCCGGCAATATCACTCTCCAGTCGCTGATTGACCTCATCCTCCAGTTGCTCAACTTCACTGCGCAATGCAGAGGCATTAATACGATCATTCAGCTCCTGCCCCAGCAGGGTGCTGTTTATTTTCCCTTCAAAAAAATTGAGATACTCTTCAGGATTATTACCCGGCTGGCCGACAGCCTCCACGAATGCCGATTTGCCAACGGTATTCACACTGCGAACATAAAAGTAATAATCATGGCCCGGCTTAATATTCTGGCCGGAGGCTACCCAGTACAGTGCCGTACCAAGATAGCGGGCAGATTTGTCCACCTGTGAGACATCTGAAATCTTCGTTTCAGAAAACCAGAATTCAAACTGTACCGTCGGATCATAAACCGCAAGATGCGGCGTGGCGGTTATCTGAAAATAGCCCGGCGTCAGCTCAATCTGTGACGGCGCTGCCGGTGCGGCAATCCGGAACGATACCGACGCCGGATCGCCCTGCTGTCCCCGGGCATTTACCGCCCGGACTGTCAGCGTGTAACGCCCCAACGCCAGCTGCCTGAAGCGGTATGTGGTTTCCGTCGTCCGGGCCGTGCTGACCAGCCGCTCACTGCCGTCATCCGCTGCCACGGTCAGGCGAAGCATAAAGCTCCCCCCTTCACCACCTTCGGCGTGTCCCAGCGCGCCAGCACCTGGTATTCCCCGCTGTCTGCGGTGACTTCTGCGGTCAGGTGCTGCACTGCTGGCGGCGTGACACCGTTCACCGTGCCACTCTGTTCGCCGTCAAAGTGCGCCCCGTTATCCACGATGGCCTCTTTTTCCGGCACATGCTGCACGGCGGTGATGGCATACGTGCCGTCGTCGTTCTCACGGATACTCACGCAGCGGAACAGTCGCTGGCGCAGCGTCGGCAGCTTCAGCCCCCATACGCTGTATTCAGCAACACCGTCAGGAACACGGCTCACTTTTACCTTCACGCCGTCGGTGACGGACTGAACCTCCACGCTGACCGGATTGCCACTTCCGTCAACCAGGCTTATCAGCGTGGTACCGGAGGATGGCAGCGTGATTTCACGGTCGAGCGTCAGCGTCCGGGTCTGGCTGTTCACCGCCAGCACGCGCCCGCCGGTGCTGATACCGGCATAGTCATCATCGCAGATTTCAATGACATCGCCCGGTACATGGCGAAGCCCTTCAGCACCCACGCTGAAGTCCACGGTCTGCGTTTCCAGCAGTTCTGTTTTAATCAGCCACAGCCCGGCGCGGTGTGCCTGCCCCCGACTGGTACAGCCAAAAGCATCCATCTTCGTGACGTTACGACCGTAACGGGCAATGGCCTGCGTGTCCTCCACAAGCTCTGTTGCCGTCTCCCAGCCGTTGTTCGGGTCAATCCAGTTCACCTCAACGGCATTATGGCGGTCCTTCAGGGCGCTGAAGCTGTAGCGGAACGGCGCGCCATCATCCGGCATCACCACATTACTGCGGTTATAGGTCCACACCTTATCCGACGGTCGGTCCTGCACGAACGTCAGCGTTTGCCCGTTCCATACCGGCATACAGCGCATCGCCGAGCAGAAATCACTGAGCACATCCCACGCCTTGCGCTGTGTGGTCAGGTACGCATTACAGGTGATGCGCGGCTCCGTGCCGCCAAAGCCGTCCGGCACTGACTGGTCGCAGTACTGGCCGATGACATACAGCGCCCATTTATCCACATCCGCCGCACCAAGACGTTTCCCCATGCCGTAGCGCGGATGGGTAAGCATATCCCACAGACACCAGGCCATGTTGTTGCTGTATGCCGGTTTTAACGTTCCGTCCCAGATACCGCTGTATTGTCGCGTCTGCGGGTTATAGTTCGACGGCACCTGCAGAATGCGCCCGCGAAGATGATAATTACGGCTCACCTGCTGGCTGCCGAACTGCTCCGAATCCACCTGTACGCCGACCAGTGCCGTGTTCGGGTAGCACTGTTTCACATCGATGATTTCGGTGTATGACGACCAGAGCGTTTTGTTCTGCAGCTGGTCTGTGGTGCTGTCCGGCGTCATCCTGCGCATCCGGATATTGAACGGGCGCGGCGGCAGGTTACCCACCACCACCGATGCCAGATACTGTGAGGTGGTTTTACCCTTAATGGTGATGTCTTTTTCCGTCACCCAGCCACCGTTACGCTGTATCTGAACCAGCAGGCGGACTTCCGACGGATTCCGGTCCCCCTTTGAGGTGGTTTCCACCAGTGCCTGCACACCGAAAGTAAAGCGCAGACGATCGATGTTTGCCGACGTGATGGTGCGGGTGATCGGCGTGTCGTATTTCACTTCCGTACCCAGCACCGTCTCAGAGCCGGAGGATTCAAATCCCTCCGGCGGTGTCTGCTCCTGCTCACCGGCCCGGAACACACCGTGACACCGGAGATGTTGGTATTACCTTCACTGTCCAGCACCGGCGTACTGTTCAGCAGCACGCTTTTTAATCCATCCACCGGACCTTCAATCGGCCCTTCGCTGATGGCATCAATCACACTCAGCAACTGCGTGGATTTGAGGTTGTCCTTCGCTTCGCGCGGGGTATGCCCCTTACTGCTGCCTTTACCCATTCCTCACGCTCCATAAACGACAAAACCGCCCGCAGGCGGTTTCACATAAAACATTTTGCATCAGCGACCAATCACCACAACCTGACCACCATCCCCTTCGTCTGCCGTGCTGATCTCCTGAGAAACCACGCGTGACCCCACGCGCATTTCACCGTACAGAACAGGCAGAATATTGCCTGGCAACCATGTTATCAGTGAGGAGAAATAGGTGTTCTGTTTGTCCGTTATCCGTTGTCTGCGTTCGGGGTTTGGGGTTTAGGAGCCAGCATCTGTGCAACACCACCAAGCGTCATCGCTGCCCCCATAGAAAAGAGAATGTCACTGAAAGCGATACTGATTCCCGGCATCCAGATTGCCGTAGCAATCAGCGCCGCACCCAGCACTGCCTGAAAAAC